TTGCTGTTGATGCCACGGATTCTGCCTGCGTTAATCCCGATTCCAGCCCTTTGAGCAACGTAGTAACCAATAGCCATGTCACTGCTAAAGATGCTATCGAGGGTGTCATCAATATCAACAAGAACACAGCTAGCAAATTGCCTAAGGGGAGTCCGCACACCTCCCATGATAGGAGTCGGGATGTTGATTTTGTGCCTTGAGATTGCGTCGTAGTATTTTTTGACATATGTAAGTCTGCTCTCCTGTGGATAGCGTTGAAACAAAGTTGCTGCGATCATCACATACATCTGCTGTGGTGTCTCATACACCTCGTTGGATGATCTATCTTGTACGAGATATTTATCTACTACCTGACGTAAGCCAGCATATGTAAACATATAATCTCTATCATAGTCAACCATGGAATTGATTTCGCCCCACTCCTCCTCGCTGTACGAGTCTAGAAGGGCAGGATCATATAGTCCATGATCAATACAGTCTTTGATGTGTGTATATAAATGTGGGTGACTGTCAGGATGTGCGTTGTAGACTGCCTTTCGGAGAGAAAACAGCAGCAAACGAGCAGCGACAAACTGATAGTTTGGTGTGTCTAGAGAGATCAAATCGTTTGCAGACTTGATAAGGATCTCTTGAATATCATCGGTTTTAATACCGTCAAAAATCTGCAAGTTAGCATTCATTTCTATTGCAGATTCAGAGACACCTGCGACACCATCGCATGCCATCTCTACCATCTTATGAATTTTTTCTAAGTTAAGTGACTCAACACTGCCATTACGCTTGACGACGTTGGTGCTCATACCTTTTTCCAGAATGTTAGTTTTACTTTTGCTTCAGCACCTTGAAAGGTGTTGCTCTTTACGATCTGTTTCACATCATGCCCTGCTAGGTGCATGTCATTAAGATCTTTTTCTTTAATAGTCTTAGGAAATATTACTACTGAATATCCTTTGTCTATTGTATCAATTATTTTATCAACGATCTCCTTGTTTCGTGGCTCGTTGTCATAGACGAATGTAAATTGATAATTAAAAGTGCTATAGTCAACATCACTACCACACATGGCAATAGCATTAGGTAGGAAGTAGGAATCAAACGGTCCTTCCGTGACATAGACTTCTTCGTCAGTATTGATGCGATCCAATCCAAAGAGTTTTGTTTTATCTTTGTCAAAGATACATGTGATATATCTTAGCACACTTTTAGGTGCTAGTGATCTACCTTGAATGCCAAACCATTTTCCGTCATGATCAATAAGAGGGATGATTATTCTAGGTTGGTCATTCTTAAGACTCTCAAAATAGTTTGGACTCTGAGAGTTTACCCATGCCTTAAACTTGTCAACATAATATAAGGTATAGAATGCTTCTGCAGGTAGTCTTCTTTTCTCTAGATATTGTCTTGCGGGATGCTCATTATTTAGACTAGCAACATCTTGGAGACCTGTTGGCTTGGTAGCAAAGTATGGCTTTGCTGACAAGTCAGGTAAGACCTCTTTCTTCTTAGGTTTTTTATATTTTTCTAAGAGATATTCTGAGTATAAATCTGACGCTTGATCCTTCAAAAAGGTAGAGAGAGACTTAGAGATACCACAGTTGTGACACTTATAAACGTAATCATTATTACGCATAAAAAAATACCCCCTCGCTTTACTCTTATAGCGTTGGGAGTCACCGCAATAGGGACACCTAAAATTATAGGTGCGTCCTTGATGTTTGAATTTTTCTAGTCTGACCCCAAGACGATCTATGTATTGGGTATCAACGTAACTCATTCAAGTCGGTTATCTCTCCGACTATCATACTAGTATTTTCTTGTCCTGTCAACACAGGTTCAATAATCTTTTGTCCTACTGGACTAACTAGGAAACTTATGATACTTAATGCACCAAATATAGACCACATCTTCTTCTCCATTAACCTTAAACGGTCATCCACCTTGCGTATATCTCTCTCACATCCTTTCTTTATTGCTGCTGTCTCACGATTGACGTCTGCAGATAGTCTATCGATCTTTTCAAATAATACTTCGTCTATTTTATCTTGCTTATCTAACTTCTCATTGTGTACAGCAAGAAGTTGACCCATCTTCACACTGTTTTCTTGAAGAGTGTCAACTACTTTTTCGAGTCTTTCTATTATTGCTGCATTTATGTCAGACATTACCTTGTCTCGTCTTGTTCTGTCCCTGCTCTCGCTTGTTTCTTTAAACTTTGTGTCTTCATTTGTAGTTGCTTCTGAAGTTGTTGCTTCTTCAGCTGAACCTTTTTCTTTTCTATTGCTACCTTAGCTTGTGCTTGTTGATTCTTGAACTTCTGTTCTAGTTCTTCCTTAGCATACAGACGTTTGTTTGCCTGTGCAGTGGTGTCAACGTTTTTCATGTGTGCCATACGCTTGTCCATAAAGAACTTAGCAGCATTAGCAGGTAATATTCTTTCAATCTTGATGTCTCCTCTGTAACGAGGGTTGATCAACAGACGAAGTTTCTGTGTCAGTTGTGCAGGTGAATTTGCATATACTATAGTTTCACCGACCTTTGGTATATTAACTTTATATTGAAATAATCTAGAGCGACCACTCATATCAATAGGGCGATCTATTTCATTATCTTCTTTGATCTTCTTTCGCTTTGCCATCTTTTTTCTGAACTTCATAACAGGATCGAAACCTGCAACAGGACCTTTGGCATTAGCACTACCGCTAAAACCTCCTGTACCCGTTGTCATCATTTCTTCGTTCATATGTTTGTAAGCTCGTCGTTGATGTCTTCATCTACATCCAAGTCGGGAAGCATCCCTACTGGATATTTATTCAAATAGATTAATATAGTTTTGAGTATTGACCAATACTCTCGTTCAAGTCTATAAAAGATAAGGGGAGTTGCTGCCTCGCCAAATACATTATAAAGGATGATAAGATGGTTAATAATAAGATGAGTCCTCAACGGACCCCCTCTAACATAACGTTTTAAGAGTCGTTTTAGATACTTAAAACGCTTCATGTCTTCATCAAAATCCTCACGTGTGACACAATGAGGATTCTCATAATGTTTGATGGCGAACAGAATGTAGGTCTCCTCATTCAGTTCGTCAAATTTCATTTATTAAGTTGTAGTAATTGTCTTGGTAGAACCAGAACCACCTGCTCCGACTGTATCACCTAGAACGAATACTTTGTCTGATGCGGTAGAAGTACCTGCGTCAACGATTGTTCCAGAGATTGTTTGAGCACCAATAGTATGTACCTTACTTGCTGCAGCACATGTAAAGTCAAACTCGATACGGTTAGTACCTGTTCCTCTAGCATATGTAGCAGTAATACTAGCACTATCAGTAGTATTGGTTACCACAAGAGTAGCACCTGCAGTTACATCAACTAGCTCATTGTAGATAACTACAACAGTTCCAGTCGCTGCTGCTGCGTATGTACTCTCTTCAAAGAATACTGCAGTAATATCAGCACCACCTAGGGTGTTGGTTCCTCTTGAACCTGCTCCAACCAAACCATCAACTGCGACTAAAATCTCATCCCAGTATTCTGATTGATCTCCTTTCTTATAGTGACGAAGAACCCAACCTTGTGAGGTTGCAAAGATATTTGATGGATCAACTGCTCCACCCCTTACAGCCCACTTTGGCTTTGCTTCATCAGCATCGGTTACACCGTATAGTGCCATTTTTTCAGTACTCCTAGCTTATTCCTATCTGAGATTATTTATAAAAAATAGGGGTTCAAGACCCCCTATTTTGGTATGTTTAACTACGTGTTTGCAAAGCAGACTTAACTGTCTCTAGTAGTTTATCATCAGCAGTAGTTTTAGTCAGTTTAACTGCCTTTTCCAGAACGATAATGCAAAGGTCGATGAGTTTTTCACCCAACTCTCCGTCATCTGGAATTTTATTTACTGCGTCTGCAACAATTTTCTTAGCGAATGGTAGTAGAAATGATAGCATGATCTAATAATAATTACTTCACACTATATATGAGACTAAGCGTATGTTTTTTTACCGCCCTTCATATAACCTTCGCCCTTCTTATCTTTGAACTTGATTCCTCTAGGGTCTCTGATCTTTTCTTTTGCTTTTTTACCTTTAGCAACAATCTCTGCATACTTTTTCTTGCCATGCATCATGATGCCTTTCTTCTTTTTCAGTTCAGCTTCTTTTTTCTTTGATGCCTGTCTATATTTTTCGTCATCAAAAGTGTCACCATACTTCTCTTTAAGTACAACTGGATTAAATTCGTCGGGTAGTATATTCATATCTCTATTATAGCACCTAAGTTCCTAAACCGCGACCTTTCTTCATGTTTTCTTTGCTACCGTATCTAGCTTTGGTTTCGATATACCCTTTGGTATCCTTACCATAACCCATTTCCTTAGCATCTTTCTTCAGTTGCTTCTTATCATCTGCTGCCTTCTTGTATTTACCAGTTCCTGCAGTAGATTTCGCACCTTTAACTTTCTTAGACTGTTTACTACCCTGTCGCATGATGGCATTCTTACCATACTTGCTTGTAATTTTTGATAGCACTGCGTCTAATGCTGCGTCTTTTCTCTTTGGAGAGGTAGGTTTTTTAGTCCCGCCCTTTACGTAGTTACCAGTTTCTTTTTTATATCTGGTTGCTTCGTCAACCGTTTTGTCAAGTTTTGTCTCTTCTGTTGTCTTTTCTGAGATTTTTTCTTGACTACCATAGACATTCTCCTGAGTTTGTACACTATCTATAAGACTTAAGGATGAGAACTTTTCTAGAGTGTCGCTCTCATTACATCTCCATTTTCTAAGTGACTTATTAATTCTTGAATCTGGATCTCTTGCAGTCTTAGCTGAGGTAAGTTTCTTTTTCATACCCTTCATTCTCTTACAGAATGAATTTTGTCTGCCTTCTGCCTTACCACCTTTCTTTGGATTAGGGTCAGTTACAGGTGCTTTGAGATCTGAACCAGGATTTTCTTTCTCGTAGGACTTTCTTCCTTTTTCATTAAGTCCACCAGAGGCAGACTTACCTGACTTTTTTGTCCATGCTGCTCCCTCCATCATCTCTTTTAGTTTCTTTCTTGCTGCAGCTTTTGCTTTAAGACGTGCTTCCTTCTTATGAGGATACATTGTGTCTATAGTATGACTCCTCTGTGGATATGCACTACCACTATGTCCTGCCTTAGTTCCCTTAGTTTTCTTTCCTCTGTCTGCCTTATGTCTCTCTCGTCTTTCTTTTTGTTCACGTTCTGGTTTAGCCATACCCATACCAGATCTATTCATAGCAGAGGTTGTATTTCTTCTTGCTCTCTTACTTCCTGTTTCACCTTCTATAAATGAGTCATCACCCTTATGACCCTTACTTTCCTTTACTGTTGGAGGAGTACCTACAGACATTATGGCATCCTTTTTCTTCTTAGCTTTCTTAACAAATGCTGCCATTGCACCTTTAGGTTTACCATCACCCTTGTATATACCGTATGATGTTCCTTCCATTTCTACATCTTCTCTCTTGTATGCAGGAACCTTTGCACCTTTAACACCTCTACGTGCTTTGTG